ATATATACACGCCCGCTTCTACAAAATCACAGGGTTTCAGGTTGCATGGCAGAGAGTTTCGCGCGGCGCATGATGGCGCAGCGGCTAATGACAGATGCGCGTGCAACGCCGTTCAGCGACAGTGCTGGCTTTGGCGGGCGTTCGACGCCTGACAGTTTGATCAGGGCCGTGCCTGATGCTGTCGATGCGTCCTTGGCAAATGAGGCGGCTGATCTGGGGCGTGTGGCCTATGGCGGTGCTGCGATGGGATCGTTGTTCTTGCCGGGTGCTGGCGTGACAGATGTGTTTGGCTATGCGCCTGATCCGTTTAATCAGGGCGAGTATTTGCCCAGCTTTGGCGAGAATGTTGCCCAGGGCAATTATTTAGATGCGTTGATGCAGACTGGCGGCGTTGCTGGTGATGTTGCGATGGCGGCTGGTGCTGTATTCCCGCCTGCCTTGCCTGCTGCGACTATGCTTGGGACTGCATTAAAGGCACCACGGGCAGCTAGGGTTGCCAGCGCTGCTGATGTTGTAGACACGGTGGTCGATGCAGATGAAATGAAGACGGTGCTTGATTTGCGTGCAGATCAAATGCAGTTGCCGCCCAAAGACAGGCTACAGCCGTCTGGTGAAGCGCCGATATTTGATATCCAAAGTGTCCCAGGCCAGAATCGCAGTCCGTATGAGCGAAATTTGCCGGTTCAACAAGAAACGCCCGTGCCTCGCGCCCCAGAAGGGGCAAAGCTGCCACTGAACAATCGTGGCGCGGCTGTTATTGAAAGGTCTGACCAGATTGCCGACGTTTTGGCTGACAGGGCGCGTCCGTTTGTTGGCACAAATGTGCAATATTTTTATCACACAGGGCCGTTGATTGAAAAAGCTGTTGCTTTGGGGATACCTGAAGAGACAGCCAGGCAGCAGCTTAAAAAGTTCGCTTTGAACTACGCAGCCACAAGCCCTAGGACGATGACAGAGCAAAATTTGCGGAATGCTTCACTCGTATCCGCGAAACAACAGCGCGGGATTGAGTTGACTGACATGGTTGGCCCTGGCGGTGAGGGGGTCAATGAAAAGGGTTATCCGATGATGATAAACCCTGGCGGCATACACAAAAAACTGGTCGATGAAGCCGCTGGAGATGGGCTGAACTTTAACACCAATCCAAAGCCAGCAACATTTGCTGAAAATGTAAGCGGCAATCTGGCTGGTGTGACTGCTGACACCCACGCCATTCGGGCCGTATTTGACGCCATGAATGAAATTGAGCCTGGTTCAATTCCCATTGAATTTATTGGCGGCAAAAATGCCAAGGCCACCAAGGAGATGCGTGAGCAATATTTGGCCGACCCGTCAAGCCTTGATCCGGCGACAATGATCAATGATACCTTGGCGACACAAAAAATTGCCGGTGAATCTGTTCAAACAGAATACGCGATATTCTCTGACATTTACAAAAAAGTTGCAGAGCGACTGGGTGTTCAGCCTGCCGAAGCCCAATCACTTAGTTGGTTCGCCAATGGTGACAAAACGGGACTAGCTTCAGAGCCAAAAACGATTGTTGAGTTGATTGACGAGCGTGTTGATGTGACAGCGCAGGCGCTAAATCAATCAAAAGACGAGGTTTTCAAAAAGTTTATGCAGGGCAGCATACCGTTGCTGTCGGTAGGTGGCCTGACTTTGCTTGATACAGGCGCAATGCAGCAAGCTGCATCAGGCGAAAGTGACGGCGGGTCGATCTTACCAGATGCAGGCGTGCTGTAGTGGCCCAGAAAACAATCAAGCTGGACTACACGCCACAACCAAAGCAGGCGTTGCTGCATAAGTGTCGTGCCAAGCAGATATTGTTCGGCGGGGCTGCTGGCGGCGGCAAGTCGCATAGTGGGCGCTGGGACATCATCGGCTTTTGCTTGGAGAACCCCGGCTTGCAGGCGTTCATCTTCAGGCGTTCATTGCCTGAACTTGATAGCAACCACATACAGCCGTTGAAGAAGGAAATGCCGTCAGAGCTTGGCACCTTTAATGAAACGCGCAAACGATACGAGTTTTATAACGGCAGCACGATCCAGTTTCAGTATCTGGAGCGCGACAGTGATTGTGATAGGATCCAGGGAACAGAGATACATATAGCGCTGGTTGATGAGGCGGGTCAGATGACGCCCTATCAGCTTGGCTATATCAAGTCGCGTATGCGTCTAGGCAACTTTCAGGCCAAGCAAGCAGAGTTTCTGCCGCGCTTGGTGATGACGGCCAACCCCGGCGGTCAGAGCCATAATTTCTTGAAGGCGCTGTATATCGATCCGGCACCGGCTGAGAGTTATTTTTACGACCACACCATGCGTGATCCTAATAATGCCGCCGACAAGGGCTGGTTGACGATGTACATACCGGCCAAGATGGCCGACAACAAATATATTGACCCGTCATATGCCTCTAGTTTTAGCGCCTTGCCTGAAGAGTTGGGCCGCGCCCTGCGTGAAGGCGACTGGGATTTGGTCGTTGGCAGCTTCTTTGGCGATGTGTGGAAACGCGATCTGCATGTGATCAGGCCGTTTGATATTCCTGAACACTGGACACGGTTCAGGTCATTCGACTGGGGCAGCGCATCACCTTTTTCCGTGGGGTGGTGGGCTGTCGCAGACGATCACGATGAGTTCCCTGATGGCGCATTGATTCGCTACCGTGAATGGTATGGGTCATCAGGGCGTCCAAATGTCGGGCTAAGAATGACCGCAGAAGAGGTCGGGGCCGGTATTCGCAGCCGTGAGCGCCATGAACGCATTGATTTCAGCGTGGGCGATCCAAGCATATGGAAATTTGATGGCGGGCCATCGATTGGTGAGCGTCTGAGCAAAATGGGCGTCAAGTTCCGGCGTGCTGACAACAGCCGGATCAATGGCTGGGATCAGGTGCGCCAGCGCCTGATAGGTGATGATGGTATCCCAATGCTTTATGTTTCAAGCGAGTGTACTGACACCATCAGAACGCTGCCGGTTCTTACGCACGACAAACACCGACTTGAAGACATTGACACCACGCAGGAAGACCACGCGGCTGACGACATCCGTTATGCCTGCATGGCGCGTCCGTGGCAGCGCAGAGCGCCGGAAATAGATGAAGACCCGTGGCGCCCACCCACCATTGAAGAAATGATGGCGGGGCTGGAGAACGCGACCAAGCCGCAAGGCTGGAGATTGTAAAAAAACGCCCCCGAAGGGGCGTCCTAAGTTTAGGGGATGACTACAGTCCAAAGACCGTTGTCCTCCTGTTTTAGTTCACCAGGCACCATGTAGCCGAAGTCGAAACCCTCGTCTTCAAGCCATTGGCCCTGTTCGTGTGCTAATTCAGCAACGAACTGTGCTTCATCTTTTGTTCGGTACGAGTACCAACTGACCTTACAACCATATTCCGTGCGGACAGGTTTGGGGTAGGTGGCGTTATACCATCTTGCAGGCATGTCGTGTCTCCCTATACTATGTCAAACATCGTTTATTGCTTTAGAAGCAATAACTTATTATAACACACTTAACTCAAAAAGTCAATTTGCCTAAATAAGGTAATGTATTGACTTGTTTCTTGAGGGTCGAAATTTGGCTGAATCCTATACATATGACCGTGAGCCTACCAAAAAGGCTGATCGTGCGGCGTATTGGAATGATCAGATCAGGCGTGCGCGTAAGTTTGAAGAAACATGGCATGATCGTTGTTTCGACATCATAGACCGCTACAGGGATGACACCCCGGAGCGCACCACGCGCGAAACGCGGATGAACATCTTCTATTCCAATGTGGATACGCTGAAGTCGAGCCTGTATTTCAAGACGCCAAAGCCGCGTGTCACACGCCGTTTCAAGGACCAAGACCCCATCGGGCGCGTTATCTCGACTGTCTTGCAACGCGGTTTGCAGTATCAGCTTGATGTCTACAACTTTGATGCCGCTGTCCGGCGTGTGGTTGAGGACATGCTGATTGTCGGGCGCGGCGTCATGCGGATGGTCTATGAGCCGCTGCTGGTTGAAGGCGATCCAGAGCGCATCCCGCTGCAAGTCAACAATGTCATGGGCATTGGCGAGGTAGCACCAGGCCAGATGGGCGAGGTGCCAATCGGGCAGTCCTTTGTGGACCGTGAGGGCAACCAGGTTGATCAGGAAATGGTCAAGATGGACCCGATGGGCGCGTTCATGGAAGGCAATCCCATTGAATATATCGGTGAGCAGTCAATCAGGTGTGAGTATGTACATTGGGCTGATTTCACCATGTCACCAGCCAGATCGTGGGAAGATGTGCATTGGATTGCCTTCAGGCACCTGATGACACGCCAGGAACTGGTTGATTACTACGGGGCCAAGGGTGAGCAGATCGCGCTCACATACCACGGGGATACAAACAGCGGCTATGATGACAATCAGATGCCGGACATGGCTGAAGTCTATGAAATCTGGGACAAGCGCAGCCTGAAGCAGATATTTATTGCCACTGACTTTGATGACATTCTGGAAGAGTTTGAAGACCCGTACAATCTGGAAGGCTTCTGGCCTATGCCAGAGCCGCTTTATGCCATCAGCACGACAGACACCACGCTGCCTGTGCCTGAAATCCTGACATATGAAGACCAGCTATTTGAACTTGATCTAATCACACAGCGGATTGCCAGCCTGACAGACGCGCTCAAACGGCGCGGCGTGTATGACGCATCATTCCAAGAGTTGCAGCGCCTGGCTGACGCATCAGACAATGAGTTTGTGCCGGTGGACAATATGGCAATGTTGCAGGCCGGTGGCGGCTTGCAGAACGTCATGCAAGAGGCACCGCTGGACAATCTGATCAAGGCGCTGGCGCAGCTTTATCAATCGCGCCAGATCGTGGTGCAGACCATCTATGAAATCACCGGCATATCGGACATCATGCGCGGCCAGTCGGCCAGCCGTGAGACAGCCACAGCGCAGCGCATTAAAGGCCAGTTCGGGGCCATGCGCCTTGTAAACCGGCAGCGGCGGGTTGAGCAGTTCCTAGACCAGATCATGGAACTGAAAGCCGAATTGATGGTTGAAAACCTAGAGCCGTCACTGCTGTCACGCATTACAGGCATTGAGATACCGCCAGAGGCCGTCGCAGTCATGCGTGATGAGCGCCTGCGCTCTTACCGTATCTCTGTCGATACTGAGGAATCTGGCGCAATGGACAGCGCATCAGAGCAGCGCAGCCGCACAGAGTTTCTGACAGCCTCTGTGCAGTTTCTGCAAGCCATCGGTCCAATGGTGCAAAGCGGTGCTATCGGCTTTGACCAGGCAAAGCAAATGCTGCTGTTTGCAGCACGGGCCTTCCCTGGCGCACGCGATCTGGAAGAAAGCCTAGAGAGCATCCAGGCACCGCAGGCAGGGCCAAGCCCGACAGACAAGCTGGTAGAGGTTGAAGCCGCCAAGGTGCAGGCGCAGACACAGCAGGCAGCAGCGGACGCACAAGTGAAGGTTGCACGCCTGCAACTTGACCAAGAGAAAGCAGCGCAAGATGCAGCATTCAAGCAGCAAAAGCTGGAGATTGACGCTGCGAAGGTTGTGACAAGCGGATGAAGAACACTGAGGCCGTTGGCAAAATCACATGGCTGATGGGCCAGAGTGAGGCGCACTGCAATTGGACTGTGGACGATATCCACCGCCTGATTCTGCCGCCGGTTGCCTTGCAGCAGTTCCGTATTTGGGAGGCCGACAGCCACCCTGTCGGTTTTCTTACCTGGGCGATGCTGAGTGACGAGGCGCAGCAGGGCTATTGGGATGGCACCAGACTGTTGCAGCCGGATGATTGGCAGGCTGGCGAAAACCTGTGGCTAATTGATTTTATCGCGCCCTATGGCGGCGTCAGGCAGATGGTCAAAGAGGGCCGCAATCATCTGCGTTCAATATTTGGCCAAGGCGTCATGGGACGCGCAAACCGTATTAGCAGGGGCAAGGGATGGTTCGCAGTTACTTAATTGAAAACCGCATCTGCCGTCAGGGCGATGGTGCAGGCGTTGGCGGTGATGACGTTGATCGTTCTGATCCGCGTGCAATGGCGGCAAGAGAAAAAACTGCTCGTGAAAACCTCGGTTTTGTTGGCGATGAAGGCCGCGATCAATTTGCTGCACTTGCAGCTAGTGATACATTTTCTGGAATACGAGAAGCAGAGCGTGCCGCAGCAGAACGCCAAGCAAAAATGCAAGCCTTCACGCGCAATCAAGAACGAGCAGCTGCCAACGCCGCGTCTTCCAGTCGTGACACACAGTATGATAATTCTGATCTAAGTGCTTTTGGCGGGGCAGGGCGTAATATCCCAAACGCATCTACAGCGGCAAGCCGCCAAGCTGCTTTGTCTAATCTGCTCATTCAAGGCACTGGCAATGAGAACATTGACGGACGGAACGTTTTATCAGATTTGGAAATCAGATCGCAAAGTCCGTTTGGCGGCAGTAGGGCTGGCAACATAGCTGAAATGGCTTTTTCTATGGACCCCAATGTTGTGCCAGTTGTGAACGCTAAAACCAATATGATCGTTGGCTATCAGAATGATGGACGGTACACGGGTCGCCCTGGCTTTGATCCGGTCCAATCAGGCTTTTATGGTGGCCAAGGCATCTATGGTAACCGCGGTAGGTTTGATGATGAAACTGGCGCTTTCTTCATTGATCCACTTGATCCGTCGTCTGACAGCCCCGACCCACAATACGATGAGCAGGAACGGGAACGCCTCAGAAGGTTGGCCGCTGAACAGGAGCAAATTGCTGATCCTGGCACCACTACGCCGGAACAGATTGATGATCTGGCAGTCAACTATCTGCAAAGCCCTTATTTCAACTATAGCGGTCCAGGCAATCTGTTTCAGCCATATGGCTATGCAGCCAACACCTTGGTTGATCTGCTGCAAACGCGGAACATGACCATGCCTGATGAGGCTTCACCGAATTTCAATTTATTTGGCAACCCAACGGATTTTAGATGATCGAAATAGATATGGATCGCGCTGACCAAGCCTTTCAGGCGCTGTCAGAGCAAGAAAAAGAAATCATTCGCGAGGCGCTGGATAGCCCACTGGCTGGCGTGATGAACAAGATATTCCCAGAAATCATGCAGGCCATTGGCAGCTTCAACAAGCCGCGCCGTAAGATGGATGCACAGATGCGCCAGATGGCGGCAGGGATGCTAATGCGATGACCACATATGTATACCGGGACGGCAAGATCGTTCCCAAGTCAAGCGCCGCCCCCAAGGGCGGCGTTTCCATTATGAGGGACATTGAGCCTTACCAAAACATGAAGGATCGCGGCTGGATCACCAGCCGTTCACAGCACCGCGAGTTTTTGCGGCGCAACAACTTTGTCGAGGTCGGCAACGAGCAAAACCACTTACTGGATTAAAGGACAAAACAAATGCAGCTTGATAGCACTCCTGAAGTTGAGGCAACGACCCCAGCAGCGGAGCCAGCAAGGCCCGAAACCGTAGCCGAAACACTGGCAAAAACACTCCAGTCATTTGAAGGTGAAGCCGAAGAGGCGCAGCCAGCAGAAGAAGTTGACACGCTGCCAGAAGCACCGGCCCCTGATGTCCAGCCTGATGAGCCTGAAGAGCCTGAAGATGAGGCTGAAGAGCCGGATGAAGCAGAGCCTGAAGAAGTAGAGGCTGAAGAGCCAGAGGCGCTGGCCGCGCCTAATCATTGGCCAAAAGATTTTGCCGGAAAGTTTGAAGCGCTTGAGCCTGCTGCACAGCATATGTTCATGGAGCGCTACAAGGATTTAGAAGGCGATTACACAAAGAAAACGCAAGCCTTGGCGCAGTATCGAAAGCGACAGGAAGCGTTTGATGAAATCATGCAGCCGCACAAGGCAGACTTTGAGCGTGCTGGTATGGATGAGGTGGCAGCGGTGCGACAACTGCTTGCCGCCCATGACTATCTGCGTAAAGACCCTCAAAACGCTATCAACTGGCTTGCAAACCAGTATGGCGTGGATGTGGGTGCAGTCGGCAACGACCCAGCACTAGAGGATGAATATGCAGACCCGCAAGTAAAGCAGTTGCAGCAACAAGTTGCCCAGCTAACTGGCTTTATACAGAATCAACAGACACAGCAGCAGAGCCAGGTACAGGCCAGCACGCAGTCACTGATTGACCAATTCGCAGCAGAAACTGATGCAAACGGCAATCCAAAGCACCCGCACTTTGAAAGAGTGCGCGGCGTCATGGGAACGCTGATCAGTTCTGAGAATGCCAAAGACTTAAACACAGCGTATGAGATGGCGGTCTATGCCGATCCGGAACTGCGCCAAGAGCAAGTCAAGGCGATGGCCGCAGCACAGTCGCAAGACAGTGTGAAAACAGAGGCGGTCAAAAAGGCGAAGAAAGCAGCCAGGTCAAAAGTCAGAGGCAGTGCAACACCAGCCGCGCCAGCGCTACCAGCCAATGCGTCTATTCGTGACACAATCAATGCGTCAATCCGACAACTGGAAAATGGAAGGAGCTAGCCAATGGCCAGCCCGAATCTTTCAGAAATCGTCACGACCACGCTACGCAATCGTAGCCGGACGCTTTCTGACAACGTGAGCAACCACAACGCACTGTTGCGGCGCTTGCGCGAGAATGGCAATCAAACGTCTGTTACCGGACGCGATATTGTTCGTGAGCTTGAGTATGCCGACAATGGGACTGTGCAGTTCTATTCAGGCTATGAGACACTTGATGTTTCACCATCAGACGTTCTGTCTGCTGCCGTCTTTGACTACAAGCAGCTTGCCGGTAACGTCACCATCTCTGGCCTAGAACAAGTCAAAAACTCTGGCACAGAGGCCATCATCAATCTGCTTGAGGCACGCATCAATGTGCTTGAAAAGTCGATGATGAACAGCCTGTCCACATCAATCTATTCAGATGGCACTGGCACATCTGGCAAAGAGATTGGCGGCCTTCAGCTAATCGTGGCTGATGCAGGCACCGGCACAGTAGGTGGCATCAACTCAAGCACTTACACCTTCTGGCAAAACATCCAGACCACTGCAACGTCAAGCGCGTTCAGCACCTCAAACGTCCAAGCAGATATGAACAACATCTATCTGCAACTGGTTCGTGGCGCTGACAGCCCTGACCTAGTGATGGCTGGTACCAATGCCTACAAGGCGTTTCTGGGTAGCCTTCAGGCCATCCAGCGCATCACAAGCGACGATCTGGCCAACTCTGGTTTCACCAGTGTCCAGTATCTGAACAGCGATGTGGTGTTTGATTCATCTTGTAACACTGACCGGATGTATTTCCTGAACACAGACTATCTGCGTCTGGAAGTTGCTGCATCCCGTGACTTTGTTCCAGGTGAAGCAAAAATGTCCGTTAACCAAGACGCAATGGTGACGCCAATGTTCTGGTCAGGAAATCTGACCTGTTCAAACCGCGCTCTCCAGGGCGTGATCCACACTTAAAGGAGAACTGTTATGACTATTGCAGCAGTAATGGGGATTGACCCCACAGCAGTTGCTGACACTCCTGAATTTCAGTTGGGTCAGCTTGGTGCCATCGTTGACGACACTAACGGCACACGCATCTACAAATATGTCCAGTATGACACTGGCAGTGGAAGCGTTGCAGCCGTCAGCGGTAACGCCGCATATTACTACACCTTAGATGGCTACAAGTTGTTCAAGGTGACGTCTGATCTGTCCGACTCTATTGAGATCGGTGCAGGCATTCTGCAATCAGCGCCGACTGACGGCCAGTATTGCTGGGTGCAGATCAAGGGCATGGCGACCATGAACGCAGCCCTGACAGCAGGCGCTGACGGTGATCCGCTGACGCCAACTGGTTCAGCAGACGGCAAGCTAGATGTTTCAGCAGATGTCACAGATAACGTCTGTGCCATTGCTGGCGACATCAGCGACAAGGAAATCATCTGCGATTTCCCAATGTAAACCCACGGGGGCGGGGCAACTCGCCCCCTTTCTATGCAATCGGGAGGATTGATATGAGCGAAAAAGGCATCTTTTTCGAGCGAGAACTTAACGGCCAAAAGCGTGACTTTTGCCGAATTGAAATTCAAGGCGTGCGGGACATTTGGGAAGGGCCAGCGCGGCCAGAAGATTTGCAGCGCTTTCCTGCCGAATGGAAAGCGTACAAAGGCAAAAAGAAAAAGCCGCGCACCAAAGGCACCGGCCTAGCAGAACTGCCAGGCATGACAGAGCCGCGCCGGACTGAACTTGAATTGCACGACATTGAAACGATTGAAGCACTGGCAGCAGCAGAAGAGACAACGCTGCGCGGTATTGGTGAGCCTTATGTCGAACTTGCCAAGATTGCCACGCTGCAAGTCGAAGCGACAAAGCAAAAAGACGACCTAGTGGTTGAGGTGGCTGTAGCAGCCCAGACCTTGGCAGAAGAGGTGACACATGAGCCTGCTGACGATAGCGCAGAACGTAGCTGACTTTACCGGGTTTGAGCGTCCGACAACTGTTGTCGGCAACACAGACCCGATTGCACGGCAGTTGCTGGCCTTTATCAATCGTGAGGGCAAGCAACTAATGCGGTCAAACAACTGGCCGATTCTGCTGAAGGAACACACTTTCAGCACCGCCAATGGCACGCAAAGTTACGATCTGCCGACTGATTATGATCGGTCTGTCGGCTCAACAATGTACAACCGCACCGATCTGGATCAGATGGTCGGGCCTATCACGCCGCAGCAATTCCAAAAAGATCGCTACGGCACTGCATCTGCTGGCATCACGCAAAAGTTCCGTTTTAAGCCAAGCAGCAATGCGCTCAAGTTCGATGTCACGCCAACACCGACATCAACAGAAACCATCGGATATGAGTATGTCAGCGGCCACTGGTGCCAATCAGCAAGCGGCACATCACAAGCCACAATGGCTGCTGATACCGATATTGGCATTCTTGATGAAACACTGATTGAGATGGGCGTCACTTGGCGGTTCAAGCAGAACCACGGGCTGACCTATGATGAGGATTTCAGGCAGTACCAGCTAGAACTGCGCCAATCCATTAGCCGCGCAGGCGGTGCGCCGGTCATCAGTTTGGATGACGCCAGACGCCTGTTGGTTAGCCCTTATTCTTACAATCTGCCTGATAGTGGGTACGGGGCCGTCTAATGCTGCAAGCGCTGCCGACATCACGAGGCTATCGCGTCAAGGCGGTCAGCGTGCCAGCCCCTGTGGGTGGCCTCAACAGCCGTGACAGTATTGATGCAATGGCACCGACAGACGCGCTGATCATGTCCAACTTTTTCCCAACGGTGGAGAAGGTCACCCTGCGCGACGGCTACACCAGTTTTTGTACAGGGATCGGCACCGGCAATGTTGAAACACTGGTTGAGCATAATGCTGGCGCGAACCGGCAGCTTTTGGCGATCGGTAGCAA